ATGGCCGCTGAGTACGAGGTTGAGTGGGATCCGAAGGCACTGAAGGAGTTGCGTAAACTCGACGGAACAATACGCCTCCAGTTTCTGAAAAAGCTCCAGGAGCGGCAGTCCGGCCCGCGAGTGCCAGGCGATGCGCTTCATGGCATGAAGGACTGCTACAAGATCAAATTGCGCGGCGCCGGCTACCGACTTGTGTACCGCGTTGAGGATGAGCGAATTGTCATCCTGGTGCTGGCTGTCGGCAAACGCGAGCGAAGCTCTGTGTATCAGCAGGCGGGGAAGCGGTAGGCAGAGACAAGAAACCCGGCGCGAGGCCGGGCCGAGCTCTATACAGCGAAAAAGCCTATTACTTGAGAAGCTGCTGATTTGCGTACGAAGAAATGGCTAACTGAGCTACAGATATCGGCAGAGCCTTGGCTTTGACCTTCGTTGTCAGGTACGCCTCAAACTTGCCAGCGCCTATGTATACCTCACGGAACCACCTCCGAAACTCCCCCAGGGCGGACTCTGGATAGCAGTTTGACTCTTGAGGGTTCGACAGGGCTTGCGGGAAATAATCTGGGTAGTTGTGTTCGTATTTGATTCGTGGGCTGTAAACGTTTTCTAACTCAGCGGTCTTCCAATGCTTTGCCCAATGTATTCCCACGCTACCGTCAGGAACAAAGGTGCTATCAATATGAATTCCGCTCTGCCCAAGATGGACGACCATATCAGCGATTTCTTTGAACCAAAGTAACCCGCTGGTACCGCGTTGTAGACCAGAGACATCCTATCGTGGAACTGCTTCCACTGAGTGGGAACGTGGTTCTCTGGATCGTATCTGTAGTGGTCAACTAATCCCGGACACGACGTTAAGTTTTTCCTCGGCCCGCGCTGGTGCCAACCCATCGTTGAATTGATGAGGCCGAATCCAGTTGTACCGATGCATCAAAAAATGGCTGATATCGCGCTGTGCTTCCTGCGCAGTTCGATAGCCCACGGTCGGTATCCATTCTGTTTTCAAGCTGCGAAATACGCGCTCCATCGGTGCGTTATCCCAGCAGTTTCCTCGTCGACTCATGCTTTGGCGCATGCGGTATCGCCATAACCGCTGGCGAAAGAGTCGGCTTGCATATTGCGATCCCTGGTCAGAGTGGAATAGCAGATCCGAAGGCCTGCCACGCAGCTCGTAAGCCATATCCAGCGCTTTGATCACCAGTTCAGCGTCTGGCTTTTCCGACAGCGCCCAGCCCACGATCCGACGCGTACAAAGATCCAGGACGACAGCCAGGTAATGCCACTTTCCTTGCGCCCAAATGTAGGTGATATCGCCGCACCAGACTTGATTGGGCGCAGGCACGCCGAACTCGCGGTTCAATGTGTTCGGGATATCCAGTCTTTCTACTGTTGCTCGTTTGTAGGCATGGGAGCCGGGTTGTTTGCTGACTAAATCAAGCTCGCGCATCAAGCTACGCACTTTGAATCGACCGAGTTGCTCACCGTCTTCACGCATCAGTGACAGGATGCTGCGACTGCCCGCAGAGCTGCGACTTTGCGAGAACAGCTCACTGACGCGACTCCGCAATCGAAGCCGTTCAACATCCGGCGTGCGGCGCCGCAGGCGCTGGGCGTAGTAACACGAGCGAGTGACGTCAAACACCTTGCACAGCCAATCAACCGGCTCATGTGCCCTCAACTGGTCAATCAGCGCGAACGCTCGTGATCTTCCGACATCAAGAGCGCGGTAGCCTTTTTTAGTATTGATTTCTCTCGCTCAAGCCGAGCAATCCGGGCTTCCAGCTCCTGAATTTTTTGCTGTTCCGGAGTCAGTGCCTTGCTCTGCGGGGTGACGCCTTTATGTTCTTTCTGAATCTGGTCAACCCAGCGACGCAATGCCGACTCACCAATGCCGAGCGAACGGCTGGCTTCGATGTAGCTGTAGTTTTGTTTGAGCACAAGGTCGGCAGCCTCGCGCTTGAATTCAGGAGTAAAGGAGCGGCGTTGTTTGGTCATCTGACACCTCGATCTGGCGAGCATTCTCGCCTAAATGGGTGTCCGGTTTCATTAGACCACTACACATGGCCTCGAAGACTTTGAAGGCGTCCCAGTTGTCCGGCCAGATGCCGACGTCAGTGGCGTAATCCTCCGCAGTGAAGCCGAAGGCATCCGTGCCCTCTAGCGTTGGCTCATAGAGCGCGCGTGCAGCGCTTAGGAGTTTCCCAGGCGGGCCTCGTTGAAAGCTTCGGCGTAGGCATTCAGCACGGCCTTCGGCGCTGAGTTGATCGAGTTGACGAGGATTCGCACATTTTCAGGCGTAAACTTTTCCTCGATATCCCAGCCAACGACGACGTCAAGCAGCTGGTCCGCCTGCAGATCGATCTGAGCAGCGGTGAATGCCTTGAGATCCATGTCCCCTAGCTGCTTGCTCAACTCGTCGTGCCGCTCGTTCCAGCCGGTGTACAGCTCGGCGAGCGCGGTGCGGTCCAGATATTTAAACTCGAACTCCACTTTCTCGGCGCTATAACCGGCACGCTGGATCATCACCGGCGCCTTGAAGGTCGGCTTCTGGATCAACTTGAACTTGGCCATGAGCCCTTCCCTTACGACGCGTAGCGAATGAATTTGGCGACGACTGCAAACACTGCGGTGACGGTCATGATGTTGTTCTTGTTGAGGGACGGCACGTTGTCGAACGAGGCGTAAGCGTTGTAAACGATGCAGCCGCCAGCAGCGAGGTTGACCTTCACGGCGCGAGGCTTCTTGTCGTCATCTGCCTCAATCAGCACGTCGTTGTGAGGCAAATCGGGATCGTCAGCCAGAGTGAGCGTGAACGAGATCGCCGATTTGGTCGTCGGGATCTGATGCTCGTCATCCTCTTCAAGAAAGGAATAGGTAGCGTTCTGTTGATCACCGCCGGACTTCGCGGATTCCGTCACCTGGCTGACGGGCACCCAATCAGTGATCTTGCGCACAGATCCAGCGCCGCCGCCTGCAACATAGCGCGCTACATTGAGAGTGTTTGCCTTTTCGAGGACAAACGCGTCGGCGGTAACAGTTTTCACGCGCAGCACGCGATTGTTCAGTCGGGCCCAGCCAGAAGTCACCTCGACAAAATCGCCAGCCTTCAGGCCGTGAGCCGCCGCCGATACCGAGGCTTCAAGAGCATTAGAGATCGCACTGACGACGATCGGATTGCCGTAGCCGGATGCAACGACAACGGTAGAGCCATTCGGCAGAAAGACGGCCATGGGTATTTCCTCTTTTCAGAAATGACAAAACCCGCACAGAGGCGGGTTATTGGGTTTGCCCTATGGGCGGTGGAAGTGCTAATCAGGTAAATCTGGGATGGAGCAAAGGGGAAAACCAAGGTGACAGAGGTCTCGCTACTCAACCTGCTTCAAGACATGGAGATCAGATTGCATCAAGCAAGCGTCCGAAATGACCCTGAGCAACTCAATCGTCTATTGCACAAAGAGTTCCATGAAATTGGTCGTTCAGGGGCCTTCTATTCAAAAGCTGATACCGTTGAAAGCTTGCCGCGTCAAAGATCTCGCGTTGATATCTTGGCGCGAAATTTCAAACTGACCGTGATCTCCAAGGACGCTTGTCTACTGGTATACGAAGCCTCCCAATCCAGCCTCGACGGAGCACCAAGGCAATACGCGCGGAGATCTTCAATCTGGAAGCTTGAGGCTGGAATTTGGCAAATGATGTTCCATCAAGGGACGCCTACTCGCCCGTTTGATCCTGACTAAACGGTGTCTGCTCGGTATTCGAACGACACAGGTACGGTGAACGTGGGTGGATCGGCTATGCCAGGGCCAGGGTCTACCGGTGACATCGTGACGACGGTGACGCCCGCCTTCGTGTCTCTCGCGTACAGTGGAAACAGCGCGCTCAGCTCACCCAAAAGGGGGTTCGTTTTTGTCTTCCCGGTATTAGCCGGAGCCACAATGCTGACTTGGTAGACGCCGATGAAAGCGCGGTGGTCGCCAGCGAGCGTGCTGCTTGCGGTGTCGCCTGGGAGCATGAATGCCCGTAGATAAGTCTCGCCATCGGCTGGCTCGTACTGGACGTTCTCAAACACAACCTTGACCGGCTCCGCCCTACCCTTGCTCCAAGCAATCAGCTTGGCCTCGTAAATGGATGCAATGATGGCGTGGCTCATACCTGGTTGTTCCTTATGGCTTCGTCGACGATCTGCTGGAATCTCGCAAGCGTCACTCTTACCATTCCTGATGGAGCTTGAGTGGAGTGGCCATATTCCAAAGGAATAGAGTAAGGCAGGTTGTTCACGATGTACGCCGTTTGCCCCGCCGTCAGCGCCTGGACCTGTAGTCGCAGCTTGGCCAACGTCACACCGCCAACCGGGTCGACTTGGTCAAGCGTGCCCTCCGCCGGCGTGCCGATGGAAAACTGCCAGTTCCCGCGAAACCTCCCGCCGACGTAGTCCCTGCCCGCGACTAACCCGTTCACGTTGAAGTTCTGGTCGCGCTCGGTCTTGGTCAGGGGCTTGGCGTACTTCACGCCGCGCCGCAGCTTGCCAGCTTTGGTGAAGTTTGATTCGTTGAGGTTGATGATCGTGTTGCGCACTGCGACCTTGAAGTCGTAGTCGTCGGCCGCCCGGGTGTTTCTCTGACGGTGAACGACGTTCGCTGCCCAGATATCTGGATTGCCCACCGGTGACATGCGGATAACGCTGCTGCCGATCTCGATAACAATCTCGCGGATGGTCGCGTCGATACCAGCCTGGGCGCGCTCAGCGAAGTCGCGAATGTTCTCGGCGAAGCTACCGTTCATGCTAGCGTATTTGTTCGTCACGATCGCACCTGCAACTGATACAAAATCGGGTTGTCATGCAGACTGAGGCCTCTGGCGCCTCGACTAATAATTCGTAAAGCTAATTTAGCTAACCCCTTATAGAACCCCCGCATAAGGAAATGATCTCTATGAAAAAGCCGCATACTCAACGATCTAGCGTCCCAAGTAACGGGCTGTCTTTTGGTGAACAAGCAGCGAAAAACATCGAGAATGCAAGGAAGGGAGTGCTAGCTGACATGGCCAACCGCGCAGATCTTACCCAGAGCGTAAAAAAACTCCGGGACGCCGTTTCGGCAAGCTGTAGAGAATCTCACCCAGAGTGGGTGACAACGTTTGCGACAGGTAAAATACCTTCCAACCTGGAACTTTCTAACGCAACCATCGAACTTTTAATTGTGCTTGAGCAAGAACTCAGGGATGGAAAGGTGAACACAGAAACACTTGACCAACTGGATGAAATGCTTGGCTATTAGGCGTTCAAAAACACGTGCAAATTGAGAAAAAAGCCAAAAGAGCTCAATGAGGCTATCAGCTTCTCGCTGTCTTTCACTTCCTCAACTGCATGGTCCACGTTGCATCAGCAGGATCCGCAGACACATTCATCACCCGTAGCTCGTTGACGATATCGCCAATGGCCGGAGCGGCCGGTACCGCCGTCGGAACACCGGCCGCCGACACGAACAGCTCGTTTTGCAGCACCAGCAGTTTCTTGTCGGTTGTCTGAATCAGTGAACCGTCGATTTCCTTAGACAGGTAGCTGCCAAAGACACCGCGCCCCGAGTACGTCACGGTGGTCTCCGGCGTTTCGCCGCCCAGGTCCGGATCATACTCGCCAGCGACCTTGCGAACGCCTGTCACCGGCTTGACGGGATCTGCCAGGCCATCAGGATCGTCGAACGACTCGGCCAATTCGGCCTGGATCTCTTCACGCATGCCCATGATCAGATCCTTTTCAGCATCATCACGCCGGAACGCTTGATCCACGGCGCTAGCAGCGCCAGGGCGAAGTTCACGCCAGCCGACTGATCGGTCGAGCCCGCCACGTAGGTTTTGCTCACCGATGTCCCGGACTGAGCCGAGACCGTCTTACTCTGCACTTCCTTCTGTGTTGCTGTGTACAGTTTGCCCGCCGCCGCCTCTTTGGCGACCTGGGCGCCGGCTGTTTTGATCTCGGTCGGGACCGGATCGGGAACAGCCCGCTTAATCTTGGCCGTGAGCCAGGCGTTGGACATGGCCACAGCAAGGACCGGATCACCGGAGCCGGCCCAGTCAGGACCGAGCTGGGCGTCAACATCGGCGACGGTGACGAAATCGGTCATGTGCTTGTCCTTATTCCGCTGGCACCAAGGCCTGCAGGTCTTCTTTCTTGGCGGACGGGTCGAAGGCAATGCCCTTCGCGGTCAACCACTCTTTCAGCTCGGGGACCTTCATTTTCAGAGGGTCGGTTTCAGGGACTTCCTGCTCCTTTCCGTCGGAAACCTTGATGCCGGCGGCCTGGTAAGCATCGAAGATATCCGGCGCATCGCCATCGACGACCACCTCAGTGGCGGAACCGATGACACCGAAGAATTCGCTCAGCAGGCGGTAGCACACGCCGCGCTCTTTGCCCGGTTTGTCCGTGTAGATCTCAGCCTTCTCGGCCAGCCGCCCAAGACCGCGAAGTCGGTACGCGCGATTGGCAATGGGGATATCGGTTGTCTCTTCACGGAATCGCTTGCGAGCAGCGTGGAACAGGTCCACCCAGGTCTTGCCGAGCTTCTGCCCGGCAAACTTTGTCGGGTCGTGCGTTTCGCATTGCTGTCGGGTGATCTCAATCCCGAATTCTGTCTTGACCGCTGCTACCACCTGGGACGGCGTATCGAAGCAGGCCAGAGCCTGAACGATGAAGGCTTTGACCTCGCTTCGTAGTACTGCCATATGGTTGTCATCCGTCAATACCTGTCATGGAATCAGGCCGACTTGAGCAGACAGGTTCCGCAGGCCCTCGCAATGTTCAATTTCCCCACCTCAGCAGGTCTGTTTGCAGCATCCACCAACGCTTGAACGTCAGGGCTCGCACCGTAGCGGCGGACCACACCGACGAACTCTTCGACGTCGTGTGAGCGCATCTCAAGCTTGGGCAATCCTTCCTGCGTGAACTTGGGTGCACCGTACTGATCCTTCGCCTGGGCGATGTGATACAGCTCATGCTCTACCAGGGCACAGAAGTCGGTGTCACTGCACTGGGCGCAGTAGTCGGCAGCCAGGGTGATGATGAAGTCCGGCACGTCGCCGAACCAGTCACGCATCTGCTGCTCCATCCGGGCTTTCTGCCAACCACCGGCACGAAACGCTACCTGCTCGGCCTGGCCCAGAACTGTACGACCCTGCTTGTTGAAGCTCGACGACGCCCACATGACACGGATGTCAGCATCCAGTAGGTGGGCATGGTCTTCGTTGTGAATGCTGCCGGTGTCGGCAAGGATCTCGGCTTGGAGCCATTCCGACACCTCGGGAGCCGGAGTGAGGCGGATGCCGAAGTCGGACAATTCAAGCAGTGGTAGTGGCGGCATTGGTCGAATCATATCGTGACCTTCTCTTGCCGCCTTTCAAGCTTGCGGGTAGGCATGGGCGCGCAACAACTGATACCGCGATTCATTCGGGCAAAGGAAGCGCCTGGATACCTGGGCATGTGCAGGGCAATTTTCGACGAGACCGTCCGGCCCTACGTTAGTGAGTTCCCTATCGGTGGCCGCGGTGTCGGCTTTGATCGGCAGGAGCTGGACGACTGGGCGACGGCGTATGTCGAGGCCAAGGCGATTGATAAAAAAGGCGCAACGGAGCAACAATCGCCCCGCAGCGAGCGCCAGAAAGGAGATAAATCATGGCGCGAAAATCGATCACAGGGCTCTCCGAGAGGAAAGGCATCTGGCATATCGACAAGAAAATCAACGGAGAACGACTTTACGAAAGCACTGGAACTGGTGACCGGGAAGAAGCGGAGCGCTACCTGATCTTCAGGCTGGAGCAGATCCGGCAGCAAAAAGTGTACGGCGTGAAGAAGGTCAGAACCTGGCGGGAGGCGGCGACTCGCTTCCTACTGGAGTTCAAGGACCAGCCGTCAATCAAGTTGTCGGCACACCACCTTTCCCAGCTGGACCCCTTCATAGGCGACATGCCACTGACGCACATTGATGACCAGGCCCTGGTGCCATTCATCAAGGATCGGTTAGCGACGAAGAAGCTTGAGGGCGGAAAGGTGAAGAAGGGTGTCAGCAACAGAACGGTGAATATCTCGATCGAGCGTGTGGTTCGGGTTTTATCGTTGTGTGCCAGGAAGTGGCGAGACGATGAGCGCAGGCCGTGGCTGGATAGCGTGCCGATGCTCACGAAGCTGGAAGAGAAGAAGTCGAGCCGCAAGCCTTACCCCATGTCGTGGCCGGAGCAGTCGATTCTCTTTGCTGAGTTGCCGGCTCACCTGCAAACGATGGCGTTGTTCAAGGTGAACACCGGTACGCGGGAACAGGAGGTCTGCAAGCTGAGGTGGGATTGGGAGATCGCAGTGCCAGAACTCGGCACCAGCGTATTTCTGATACCGGCCGACTTTGGTGGCCGGCATGAGCGCTCTGGCGTGAAGAACGGTGACGAGCGGCTGGTAGTGCTGAACAGCGTGGCCAGGTCGATCATCGAAAAGCAACGCGGTATCAGCAAGGAATGGGTTTTCCCGTACAACGGCACCGCGATGCACCGAATGAATGACTCGGCCTGGAAGAAGGCTCGGGTGAGAGCGGCGAAACTCTGGCAGGAGGAAAACCTTCGCCCCGCTCACCCAGGTTATGCATCCATAAGGATTCATGACCTCAAGCACACATTTGGCCGGCGGCTGCGTGCAGCAGGCGTAACCGAAGAAGATCGCAAAGCCCTTCTGGGGCATAAGAACGGCAGCATCACCAGTCACTACTCGGGCGCTGAGCTCGGGCATCTGATTGAAGCTGCAAACATGGTATCAGCAACCGATTCTCGCGGACCGGTCCTGACTATTTTGAAGAGGAAGCAGGCGTGA